TTGATGGTGGTGTAGTCAACAAAGATACATGCGAGGTTATTCGTGGGTTTGTCGTGCAAATAGATCCTAATGGTTTCTGTGCATGGCCAGATCGGAAGGACTAGCGTTATCACATTACTTTACATCACCCACAACGAAAGACCCCACTCACAATCGAGTGGGGTCTCTCGTCAGGAGGTGTCACTATAGGTTGGGGAGAAGGGAGAGAATGTCCTATAGCTTAATCATCATGATATTGTTTATCCTTGCATTTGTCAAGTGCTCGACGGTCCTTGCAATCCCATATGAAATAGATGATATATATCACCGCGCAGCTAGCTGCAAGCAGAGCGAACAGGATGAGTACATATACCCATACCATGAACGTGAAAGTCATAACCATTTCATACATGGCACATCACCTCAGCCTGTCATTCACTATTTTCTGCACATGCTCATATGTCGCGGCATCGTAAGCCTGTGTCAGTCTTTCACGTCGGTCCTCTCCGTTGCCCCATTTGCCGGAGATGACTTCGTCTGCAAGCGTTTCGCACGTTTTCGAGGTCTTGTCCTCTTGCGCTTGTGCGGTACCCTGCCCGGCCGGATTCGCATATTTTCCCCATGCCTCCTTGCTCATGTACGCATAGTCACCATCGATGTAGAATCCACCTATGCCCAGTTTGTCCGTGAACTGCCAGATAGCGGCAAATGACCATGGCGCGATATCGTAGGGGATATCCTTACTGCCCCAGGTTGTCCGGTTGTCCGGATAACCTGCTATCCACAGTCCGCACTGGTCTGGAATCCACGATCCCTTGTATTGCCAGCATCTGCTCGCGCTGATGTACAGCAGCGGCCAAACCCCGGTCTGCTCATGCACCCGGCTCATGAAACGCTCGCACCATCTCACGTTATCGACGTTATTCACTTCGTAGTCGAGCACCGGTATCCCATGGCCGAAGTAATTATGGCACTCGGCGATGAAGTAGTCCGCCTCATCCTCGGGTGAGTTGGTACGGGCGAAGTGGTAGAACCCCCATAGCTTGCCTGAATCGATGCATGCTTGCACGAAACCATCACAACACCGGTCCGTGTATCCAACTCCCTCAGTTGCCTTCACTATCACGAAGTCAACCGGCAGATCGTTCACCTTTATCCCCGATTGCCAGTGTGATATGTCAGCCCCTCTTAGTGTCATCTGACCCTCCCTTTATCCAGTCCAGGATGTATTCCAGCGTCGCATTCATCTTTACCAGTGCTTCGGTCATCTTGTTCCGTTCATCTGCGTGTCGTTGCTCGGACTCCAAGCGCTGTTCACTGTCCTCCTTATGTACCATCGCCATGTATATGCACGCGACGATGGGAAAACCGACGCTACCTATCATGTTGATCAGGTCTTGCTCCATGATCGTCCTCTTTTCTTGGACGGCCTACCTTTCGTTCACGTTTATATCGTAGCACGTCGGAGGTCAGGAAACGTTGTTCATCAGCAACCGTCTTGACCGGTATCACGCCGGTATGGGCTATCTGGCTGATACGCTGTCTTGATACTCCGAGCAGGTCTGCAGCCTGGCCTAGGGTCAACGTCTCGCGGAAGTTGAATGCATCCAACGGGACGATCAGTTTCTTGTTCTCAATGATGGCTTTGATTGTTGAATCGTCCAGTGGGTTCACAGCGATTATGAATCCGTCTTGCTCTATTATGGGGAAGGAGACACCGGTGAACGGACACGTCATCTTGTAACGCACGATTGATATCCTCTCTATTTTTGTTTATAATTGTAACCATTATATCAGGTTTGGGGGAGATATGGCTAGAGCACGCAAACGCGGGGATGATGCCACCAACGCACGGAAACGTTATTACCGGTCTGCTATCCGCAATCTCAAACGGGCCGACAAGCTGACGGGAGCAGCGGCGGAACGCTACAGGCTGCTGGCCCGACGTGACTTCGAGGACGCGCTTAGGACCTACGACCCTTCCAAGCGTCGGGGCAAGCTGTCCAAACCCATGCAGCGGCTCGCAAACCGTTTCGGGATGCTCGATGTCGGCGAGGTGACCAAGGATGAGCGGCAGAAGGTCATAAGAAGGTCCGAGCAACGGAAGTTCCGTTTCTTCGAGGGCCGGAAGGCCCGTCGGGAGCGTGAGGCGGAGGCGGTTTTCCGTGACCCAACCATCTCATCACGTATATGGGGTGGTCTCGTGGATGTATGGCGCGATGCATCCACGGTGGGCGGGGAGCTGGACCGGCAGAAGATGATACCAGCGCTGATGGATTACTTCGGGGTCGATACATATGCGGACCTGTTGGAGCGTGTGGAGGCTGTGACAGGTGAAGGTCTTTATTCGATAGGTGACGAACGGGAATATTACGATACCGTCAAACTTACCTTGCAGGCGCACGTTCTCACAGGGTCCGTCACGATATGAGCAGGTCCAAACCCTATCGCATCGTGGCTGCATACGATTCGGAGACCACCAACCTACGAACATCTGATGGTATCATAGCCTTTCCCATACTCCATCAGGTGGGCGTGCTGGATGACGGTATGCTCATAGAGGATGTGACGGTCGATAACGTGGAGATGGTCTGCAATGTCGATATGTTCCGTCATACCCTGGACCTGTATGGATGGCTGGATGGTTTCATGGCGGTTCGCCGGGACCATGTACCAGTCATGATGTGCCATAACCTGTCATTCGATATGTATGGTCTTTCCCCATGGCTCAATCGGCATGACGTGAAGGTGCTTGCGAAAAGTCCTCGCAAACCGATATCCTTCACCATCCTGGATGAGGCGGGGGAACCGGCGCTGGTGATATGGGATACCCTTATTTTTTCCCAGCAGGGTCTGGCACGCATGGGCGATGATTGTGGATATCCCAAGGCCGTGGGCAAATGGGACTATGACGCTATCCGAACACCTGACACACCGTTGACCCAAGATGAACTGACCTACGCGACACACGATATATACGCGTTGTTCGCCTGGTTCGGCTGGTGGTTGCGTCGTAACCCCGATATAGAGCCTTCGAGGCTCGGTCTCAATGTGGTAACCAAGACAGGTGTCGTGAGGGAGCGCAGGCGCGTCCGTTTCGACCGCTTGAAGGGGAACAGACTCGGTCATAACGTCGGACGTTTCTTCTATTGGCGGTGCCGTGAGGAGGCACCGACCACCGATGACGAACTTTATACCATGCTCTCATGCACGCGTGGTGGCCTCACGTTCGTCTCGCAGGATTGTGCATCCGTCCCCTATGACCTGCAGGGTACTGACTCATCCGTGCATGGTTTCGACGCGGCATCGATGCATCCTGCGCAGATCGTCAGTCATATGTACCCGGTCGGTTTCGAGGACAAGTCACCCGAGGTGCTGGACCTTGCCTGGAAGGTGGTTTCCTCCGTGTCGGTGGAGCGCGTGTTACGTTGTTGGGACAAACCGTTTCCCGTGGCTTTCGATGCTTGTTTCGAGTTCGTCAACCTACGACCAAAACCGGGTGGCATGGGCGGGAAACACGGTATCTTCCCGCTGGCCTCGGCGAGGATGAAACCGGCCGGGGACCTGTTGCAGCAGATGGATGATGATAACGGGGACCGGTTGAATTATCTGCAGGAGATGAGCGATTATTCCGATAGGGCTTCCAGGGTTGTCACAGCCTTCGGAAAGATCGTTTCCGCCGAACGTGTATGTCTTTATCTCACTGAGTTAGCGGCCTGGGAGGTATGCCAGACATACGATTTCGATTCGGTGCGGGCCGTGCATGGCTACATTACGGGTCGGTTCGTCCGACCATCCGATATGGACATGCTGTCCGTGATGCAGTTCTACAAGGGCAAGGACCTGTACAAGCGGGCACGTGGTGAATACAAGCGTACCGGCACCATCACCTGTGGGGATGAGTTGCGGGATGTGGGGATAGCACCTGCCATCGTGGATGAGATGGAGGCGGGGACCCTCCCGGCCGGTGACGTGGAGGCGGTTTACCTCGGCTTGAAGGCGGACCTGAACAGTATATTCGGCATCTCCGCAAGCAACGAATACCGCAGACCTACCATCCTTACGTCATCCGGCATCGGGTATACGGGTGAGTTCGGTCTGGTGAACCGGCCTAAGAATCCAAAGGTCTGGTATCAGTTCGGACAGCGTATCGTCGGGTGGTCCAGGGTGGCTCAGACGGTGGCCATCCACCTGTTGTCCCCATATGTTGATAAAGTTGTGAACGGGGACACCGACAGTGTTAAGGTCATTTGCCAGGATGATATGTTACCCACAGTCGAAAACGAGTTGTCACGTCTGGGTGATGCCATCGACCGGGGCAAGGAGAGGGTCTGCACCCGTGTACGTCTCGCTTATCCAAGATATTTCGTGGACCTCCCAGGTATAGGTCATTACGAGCATGAGTTCTCCGTCAAAAGATTCTGCGCAGCTTGGAACAAGGCATATGTCATGGAGGATGATGGGTATCATTTCACCATCGCCGGTATACCGACCAAACGCCGGGAGACGGATATATCGACGTTCATCGGTTTGGACGGTTTCGCGGACCGGTTATCCCAGTGCGGGTGGAGCTTCGGCAGGATATGCGACCTGTACCTGGGCTATGATGTGACGTTCGCCCATGATGTGTTACGTCTCAATGGACGCAAGATACCAGTATGGGGCGATATGGTCTGCATGGACGTGGCAGATCGGGATGGGATGGTATCCAGGGTGGCCGAACCTGCAGCATTAGCCCTGTATCCCATGAGCAAGACGGTGAACGACACCAGCAAAGCGGATAACCGTGCAAACCTGGTATACGCGCTGGCAAACAGGCCCACGGTCAACCATGCCCGTAAGCTGGTGACGGCTTGCGGTGTGTTGGACCTGGATGATTGGAGTAGCACATGGGAATCCATATAGGTTACGTCGATATATTCGGCGATGAGGGGTTACCGTCACCGCGCGAGCAGGCCGTGAAGGTCCTAGAGGAGGCTGCGGAACTGTTCGGGGTGGTCGATACCCACGGCGATCTGATAGACGATACAGCCTTACGCCTTGAATGCAGCGACGTCATCCAGGCGGTGTGCAACCTCCTGGCCTCCGTAGGGTATGCATGGTTGGACTTCGAGAAGGATATGGTCAAATGCCGTGATCGCAACGAGAATCGGGGACGTGTATATCGTGACTGACCATAGATACTATGATTGGGATGCAACCTGGTCCCGTCAAACTGGGACCAATGGTGAGATATGTCTCGTATTGGGTGCAAAGGACATAGGTAAGACGTTCGGCCTCCGTCTGAAATGCATCGACCGTTTCCGTAAGACGGGGGAACTGTTCTGTGAGATCTGCAGGACAAACGAGGAGTTGAAGGCGGTGCAACGAGGGTATTTCGATCGTATCCAATCACAGGGTTTCCATACGGATATGATGTTCAAGTCCGAGGGCGGTTGTGGTTACATTGCGCGTCGTCCTCCTGATGACAAGACCAAACCGGAGTGGAGACTGATATGCTATTTCGTCGCGCTGACCAACTTCCAGCGCGAGAAGAAACGGACCTTCGATTCTCCCCGACGCTACATCTTCGATGAGGCTTTCATCGACACGAAGGACCGCTACCATAGGTACCTGCCTGACGAGTTCCTGATACTCGCGAACCTGTTGGACACCATCTCACGGCAACAACCGGGAGGTGAGGGATACTTTATTTACATGTTGGGTAACTCAGTAGATTTGACTTGCCCGTACCTGCAGGCACTAGGCGTCAAGCATATTCCACCTTTCGGCTACTCGTGGTACAAGGGTAAGACGGTGCTGGTGCATCGCGTGGAGCCATGGGACGCGGAGGACCGCAAGGCGCGGACCCTTGTCGGGCGCATGCTGTCCGGGCATGACGAGAGCAGGGTTATCTTCGATAACGAGTTCGAGGACCGGACAGGCTCGGAGATACAGCGCAAGACATCCACGGCTAGATACCGCCTCGCGCTCAGATGGGGCCGTGTCACCTTCGCGGTATGGGTCGATCGTGGTCTGGGGCTGTGGTTCGTCACCGATAGACTTCCGAAAGGTGCGCGCAACGTGCTGACACTCGCCAAGCAGGACAGCAGCGTCGATTATGCGGCAGTGCGCAAGGGCGAGGGGGTGGCCAAGCTTCTCACTGAGTTGTTCTATGCGGGGTGCCTCCGATACGACAGCCCGGCGATACGAGAGGCGTTCTTCGAGGTCCTCTCCTTCCTCGGGGTGCGTTAGATTTCCCTATATTTTTCCTATTTTTATTCTTGACAACGTAAAGGATTAAGGGTATATTATAACCATCGAAAGCAACGGGAACAGGAGGTGACATCATGACCGAAACCGATGATAAACTGCGCCGCATGCTGGATGACCGTGGGGTGAAGTGGGACAACGTGATCGATGACGATACGGCATGGAAGGGAAGATATGGCATCAAGTGGCGCTGGATAAAGGAGGAGGACAGTGCCACCAGCTATCTATTCGCACGCATCACCCCAGAACAGGCAATAATCGCAACCTTAGGAGGTACCGGGATGAAACACGTTTTCGTAGATTATCAGGGGAACGAACTCTGCATCATGGACGATGCCGGGTATGAGGCGGTGAACTACATCAGGGGGTTGGATGGTCTGATAGCCGATATCACGGACGGCAAGGACGATATAACCGCCGAGGAAGAGGCGCGGATATTCACGATCAGCTATGCGGTACAGTGCTCCGTGAACGTCCTGTGCAAGGCTCTAGGGGTCAAGCTCTCCAAGTTCGACATCATCAGTGGACACTTTACAAGTTAAACTTTATTTGCTAAAGTATTTAGCCGAGGAGGTGAGGAGATGGGGAATGACCCATGGGAGAACCTACCGTTGATAACCAAGTTACTGATATTGTTACTCCCGTTGATCTGTTCGCTGGATTGCATCTACTAGAGAGGATAAGAGAATGACAGAGGAGAACACAGCCATCATCACCGTATCGTCGCTCATGAACGAGAAGGCGGGGACGACGCTTTGCAGCATCAAACCCGAGCCGGGGAACAAGGACCAGGCCAAGACCTTGTACAACGCCATGAACAACCCCACCCACCGGGTGAAAGATTACATCAACAAGGTCATCACTGTGGAGAACGTGCTCATCGAGGTCAACGATATCCTGGATGAGGAGACGGGCGAGATCGTCAAGACACCTAGGACAGTGCTCATCTCACCCGATGGTACAAGTTATTCGGCAACTTCCAAGGGTATCTTTACGAGCATCAAGACTGCATACCTCGCGTTCGGTGATGCACCGTGGCCCGGTGGCATCGACTTCGAGGTAAAACAAGTCTCCGTCGGAAAGGGTCAGATGCTGACATTGGAGATGGCCTGACGTGTTATAATCGTGGTAGGCGGTATCACGTCTGACGTGTCCTAGTCGAGATTCGGATTCCGTGGCCTGTGATGGGCACCGACCGGCAACCCGGGGTAAAACCATACGGACGGGATGATACGTGGATGTGACTGACTGCCGACACCCTTCCGGGCCATCATCGTTAACAAGCGGTGGTGGCCCGCTTGCCTAGGGGGTGTAACTCAACTGGCAGAGTAACCGACTCATAATCGGCTGGTTGTGGGTTCGAGTCCCGCCGCCCCCACCAAAAGGAGCAAACATGGAATGTGAGGACAAAGTATATAAATGTATCGTGATAGATGCCAATGTATCTAATTTCATAGATTTCAACGGATGGCCTAACGAAGTGGTGATATTCGAGGTAAGGGGGCTGGAAAAGGCTTTCGGTGTTACCTGTATGTTATTCGATCCATTCGATCCGGCAAACACCCTTTCCGTTGCGGATATGATCAAGGTTTTCGAAGAACGGCACTTGGATTATAGGGAGGTATGACACATGGACCCAAACCAGCAGCAGACCGACCAGGTACAGCAGACCGACCCGGCACAGACAGACAACCACAACAGCAACACCATCACGGCACAGCAGCCACAGCAGCCTGTGACCATCTCGATTGGTGATGGTTTCGGAACGATGACCGGCGTGGACATGGGAATCACCACGGCACAGCAACCACAGCAGCAACAGCCTACACCGGTACAGCCGCTTGACTCCATCATCCAGCAGCTGCAGGCCCAGAACGCGGCACTGATGCAGCAGAACGAGGCGTTGAACGCACAGGTGGTGAAGCTCATCAATGGAGGTGCGCAGGTCAACACGCAACCGCAGCAGCAACAGTCTACACCGGTACAGCAGATGCCCGCGCAGGTACAGCAGATGTTGTCCATGGGAGCACAGCCCGACCCGCTAGGGGTCATCAACCCTCCGTCACTTGCAGATGGTCATGATTGGAGCATGGAGGGACTGGCCGGTGAGATAGGTGGTGGACGATGACCACGCCTCCTCATTACAGGGGTGACGGTAAGATCACCTGCAAGGATGCCATGGACTCCATGATGTGCAACTTCCATCATAGGGGAGTCATCGGATATTGGTGGGGTTGCGCGTTCAAGTACCTATGGCGTTGGCCATACAAGGGAGTGCGTGAGGACCTGGAGAAGGCCAAGGCATGTATAGATTATCTCATCGAATACCTACCGGGAGGTGAGGACTCGTGACGCATTTCATCTCATTCGTCGCCGGTTCCGTGTTCGGTGTTCTCGTCGCTGCATTGCTATCAGTGGCAGATTGATATATCATACGTTTGAGTTTGCTCTGGAAAAGGCCTGCACGACGTGCGGGCCTTTTCCGTGTTATGATGTGCCATAAGATGTTACCATCTCCCGGAGGTGGGAACGCCATAAGAGCCGGGTAGCGCTGGGGACATCCGACAGATATCGACACTACATGAAAGGATGTGATATAGGATGGCAGTCAAGAACAGTTCCATCCTGACCCGTGCATGGTTGAACGGGTCCAATTCGTTCCAAGAGCGTATCCCGAATCCGACAATCAACAGCTACGCGAACGTGGTGGCGCACCTCTTCGCGCCGATGAACAACGACCTGTTCAACGAGTTCTCCATGCTCTTGAACGGCCTCAATGCGACGTACGTCGATGCCAAGCGTTGGACCCATGGCCTCCGGGCATTGAAGAAGCCCGCCAGCGACTGGGGAAACTCCGAGCGTCACGTGGCCGTGAAGTACCTGCAGGCGCACGCCGGACGATGGGATGACGAGACCTTGCTGAAATGCGAGCGTCCCGAGTTCGTGGAGTGGTTCTACTCTGTCGGGGAGCCTAGGCGTTATGAGTTCTCGTGGAGCAAGACCGAGATGCACCGCGCGTTCGCCGTCGATGGTAATGGATACGACGATCTCCTGTCCGCCACCATCACGCAGATGCTCAACTCCGTGGAGGTCGATGAGATGGACATCATGTTGCAGATGTTCGCGGAGGCGGACCATCGGACGAACGGATTGTTCCGTTATCGGCTCAGTGACGTTCCCACCACCAAGGCAGTCGCTGAGGAACTGATGATAGGTGTCCGTGCGTTGGCGAAGCGCATGCAGGTGAAGCCGACCATGCTCTATAACCAGATTCCCGTGCCTGTCACAGAGGACCCGTCCACCCTCATCTACTGGTGTACCCCCGAGGTAGACGCGGTGACAGATGTAACCCTCCTCGCGACCCTGTTCCATATGGACAAGGCGGAAGTGGAGTATCGCAAGATCGTCATCCCAGAGTTCCCCATTCCCAACGTCTACGCAGCCCTTACCTCCGAGGACTTCATCTACTATCGCGACTTCATGACTGGCCTCGAGCCTCCCTTCTACAATCCCGGTAACCGCACGTTGAAGTATTACTATTGGGCAAATGGTATGATTGGTTTCAACCCTGCCGCTAACTGTGTCCTGTTCACGACCGAGGAGGCTACCACGATACCGACGATCACCGTCACACCGACCGGCCTTTCCTTCGACCCGGCCACCGTGAACGTACCCATCGGTGGAGAGGTACAGCTTAACCTGGACCTCACCGGTACCGTCGCTGGTGATGCCAGCGGTAAGATCGGGGTGGAGCCTGATTCCGCACTGTTCGAGGTCTCCGGCATGCGGGGTAACGATGCCATCGTCCTGAACAGCCGTACATACGTTGACAATTACGGCAAGCTGCACGTACAACGCAGCGGCATCGAGGTAGGGGACGTGCTGACCGTCACCGCCAAGAGTTCCTATGTCAACCCGTCCGGTGCAACCACAGAATATACCGCCACCTGCACCGCGACCGTGGTTGCAGAGGCCACGCATCCCGCCAAGGAATGCCCGGTGGCAACCGACCCCTACATCGAGTACACCGACACCACCGAGGAGGCCACGGCCAGCGAGTAACATCATCTTTGAATAGGTGATACAATGGGAGCCGGGAAACCGGCTCCCTTTTCTTTGGAGGTCATCACATGGGCGGACGTTTCCACCGACTCACCAACAACCAGTCAGACTTCCCCCACCTGGATAACGTCGACACATACAAATATGACAACAGCCTCGATTATGGGCGCTTCAGCTGTACCCAGATGGAGCTGCAGATATGCAGGGTGCCGTGGGACGTGGGAGAGGCGCACGTCGGCCAGCGTACGATCTCCGGTATCGGTAACGTCGTCTATTTCGGAGACGAGGGGAAACGGGATGCATGGTTCGAGGCCATCCCGGACGACGAGTGCATCCGATTGGAGACCAGGTACAAGGAGCTTCACCGGGACCAGACCATAGACGTACCGCTCCCGTTCGACGTTGCCGCGAAGTACAACTATCTAGCGGTGAAGTACAACCTGTTCGCAAACGATGAATCACCGCTCATGTACGAGTCAGATGATGGTGTACGAAAATGGTTCTGGTTCATCCGCGAGGTGGAGTTCATCGCGCCTAACACGACACGTTTGCATCTCATCGACGATGCCTGGCAGACGTGGATCTACAAGGTGGATATCACCGGTATGATACTTGAACGTGGGCATGCTCCCCTGTTCGCCACGACAGCCGACGAATACCTTGCGGACCCTATAGGCAACTGTGCGGACCTCCTCGCGGAGGATGTTGATTACGGCCGGTCCTCCATCGTACGTGATGTGCAATCACGGGTTCTCAATGCCGAGGACATGAGGGCATGCGTAGCGACCACGGCAAACCCACGCAGCGACTGGGGGACCAAGGGGGCGGACAGCTGGCACGTACCGGCATCGCCCTATTACACCAACGACGGGGTGCCTAGTGTCTATATCATCGCCATGGCACCGGCTGACCTGTCCACTTTCCTAACCAACGTGACAAACAACATTCCGCAGTTCAAGCAGACGATACAGGGTGTTTTCTTCGTAAGCTCGGAGCTTCTCGACCTCGGGGCATCGTTCACTTTCGGCGGGGTGACATGTCGTGGTATCAACTCATCCCGTAAGACCCTGAGCCTTTGCAAGCTGGACCGTGAGTCGTTCGGTTATCCTGACAGATACGCCGATATAGCGAAACTGTACACTTATCCATATGCTCATATCGAGGTGACGGACGAGACCGGCAAGGTGGATGTTATCCGCATCGAGGACACGGACGGGAGATTGGATGTATCCGCCTCGTTGTCCCTCGCGTATCCCGCCATCAACATTTCAGCACACATCCTGGGTAACGGTGGCACCGGCGGAACCGTTACATTCGCCAACGTCACCGCTCGTTCCTTCCAGTTCGACGGGCGATGGTATGAGACCCTGAGGCAGTGGGATGTTCCCACGTTCGCGGTGGTCCTGGACCCCGCGCGGGAGTGGGACTACTCGACACATTTCGACCGTGAACAGAGGGTCATCGATTACGACGCGACCTATGATGACACGTTGGCGAGCGCCGCAGCGACGAGGGATGACGCATACGACAGCGCCGACACCGCCAACACCAACACCAACCTACTTACCACTGCGGCAAAGGGCAATGCAGATGCAGAGGCTGACACGATCATAGCTAACACGGCCATACAGACATCCGCAAACGCGACGATAACCAGCACCTCGAATGCCGCAGCATTGTCCGATGCAAGTCTTAGCAACGCGCTTTCCCAGGCGTTGCAGGCTTGGGAGGCTGGATACACCCGTGACACGACCAACAACGAGGTCAACGCGGAATATGCAAGTGCCGCGATCGGTGCCGCGGGTGGGGCCGCGCAAGGTGCCATATCCGGTATGTCCAGCGGTGCATCCATGGGACCGGCGGGGGCGGTTGCAGGTGCCATAACAGGTTTGATATCCGGCGCGATATCGGGTGCTACGTCCATGGCACAAACAGCGGTAGCGGCAAACCTGAAGAGCACGCAGGCAGAGGCAACTGTGGCGGTGTCGCAGAACAAGGTGAACGCCACAAGCACGAACAACAACGACAGGACGAACAACCAGAACAGCGCGAACACGTCCAACACGTCGACCAGCAACAGCGCAAGTACAGGTGTGAGTGCCAACAGCGCGGCCACTACCAAGGCCAACGCGAGCAGGACAAAGACCGCCAACGACTCCGCAGCAGGCAACACGAGGGCCACGGCGCGTGGAAACGCCGCTCGCGATTACAGCGCAGCCAGCGCGAACGCAACCAGGGACCGGAACGCCGCGCGGGATGCTGTCACCAACGACACCAAGCAAGCAGCGCTGCGGGCTCCGTTCGTATACGGTACCTTCGCGAACCTGGACAGCGCCACCACGAAACCCATGGCGTTGTTCGCGAACGTGGTGACACAGGACGATCACGCCATCCTGACGGCTGGTGACGAGTTCCTACGATATGGCTACCGGCTAGGTCGTCAATGGGATTTCGATGGGGACTGGAACATCGGCCGGTATTTCACCTATTGGAAACTATCCGATTTCTGGGTAAAGGGCCTCTCGGTCTCCGACCTTTACATGGACAAGTTGCGGTTCTTCCTGTTCGGCGGGGTGACGGTATGGCGCAGGCCGGAGGATATCGGCAACGTCACGATATACGACAACTACGGAGGATGACATGGCGGATGAAGTGGTACAGGTAGAGGACTCTGGACCTCGCACCATAGACGAGTTGGTGGACCTCCCCTATTCCGAGATGACGGAGGAAGAGGTGGAACTGATCGTAGAATGGAAAGCAGCCAACAGGGCGAGGGACGAGGAACATCAACGGAGGATGGAGGCCCTACAGGCGCATTTCGCCGAGGAGATTGCCATACACAGGCAAGCAGCGGCAGAATCGAAGGCGGTGCTGGACAACCTGACGGCTGCAGCCCTCGCGAGATTGGGGGCGGAAGATGGGGCGTAAGAACAGGAAGCGCAAAGAGGGTTTCTTCCGGGACAACTACTGGGAGAGTGACGATTACAACTACAGGACATATTTGAAGAACCTGGATATGCTGCTGTCACTGGCCATCAACCGTTTCAGGTGGGAGGGACTCCCCGAGACCTGCAACGCGAGATACCTGGAGAAGGTGCTGCACCGGAACGGTATAGCGACACTCGCGCACGAGGCGGGGGACGCTTCCCCGGTATGGGTCAGCCTACAGGCGATGCCGCAGGGAGAATACAACATGTACGGTATCCCCACCAGGTGGCGGGCGGTCGGCTATGACGGGCTTACCGACTTCGAGGTCAGCCAGGGCGATAACGGCATCCTTTGTTATTACTCGTTTGCAAGGGTCAGCCCGTGGAACGCGATGGAGATATACGCGCGCAAGCTGGCACATTACGAACGTACGGAGGACGTGAACCTGACACAGCAGATGAGACCGTTCATCGGCATCGCTCCTCAGGAGAAGAAACTCGAGCTCGTCAACCTGTTGAAGCAGGTCCAGGGTGGGGAACCGGCAATCCTCGGAGACGAGGGACTGTCACAGCTTGTGGATAACGTGAAAGTCATAGACACCGGTGTTGATATCATCGTGGAGGAGCTGGCCCGCGGATATCAGCAGACGTTGAACGCCGCGTTGTTGTGGCTCGGTATCCCCCATCTCGCCTTCGAGAAGGGAGAACGCATGATAGAGGACGAGGCGCGGGCTAACACCGCACCGACCGATATCATGCTGCTCGATTGCCTGCAGGCCCGGCGCGAGTTCGCGGCCGAGGCTAACAGGCTGTATGGGCTTGACATACATGTTTATTTCAACCAGGATCTTGAATCCTACAATTACAACTACACCGGCAACCTGGAGCAGATGGCACAGGACAAGGTGATCCTGTCCAGTGATGGCACGTTCGAGTTGGGAGGTGGTGACGGTGAGTGATTGGCCAGATATCTCGATAGACGTGGAGGCATTTGACGATTACACGGGATGTGCAAAATACAACGCTGTATACACGATAACGCTTGCCGAGTTGATGGACTCAGATATATTCGACTGGTCGCATGCAGATGTGTCATGGTCTGATGCAGCATATGACGCGGAGCAGTACGCGCGGGTATGCTCCTATTTCATCGAGCGTTTCCGATACCGTGAGATAAGCATGCTACCCTATAAGCAGTGGGCAAACTCACTACATCGTAAACTGGTATATGAGATCATGCCCAAATACCGGCCGTTATATGAGCGTCTGGGCGAGGGTATCGACCCCCTATCCGTCGGTGACGAGTACAAGAAGAGTCGCGTAGTTGACAGCGAGTATCCCGAGACCCTGCTTTCCGGTAACTCCGATTACGCCTCCATGGGCAGGGATGAGGAGTATGAGGTGATCCGTGAGGGTAATGTGACAGAACTGTCAGCCGATTACGCCGAGCGGTTCCATGGGGTGGATGAACTGGTGCTCGACGGCTTGGAGTGCATGTTCATATCGCTGTATACTGCAAACATCAACACGAGCTGGTAAAGGAGGGTATTTCATGGGCTGTGGAAACGATGGGATAAACATCCCGAGGCCACCGGGCAACCGTTGGTTCCCGTTCTTCAACGGGTGGACCAGCTTCACCCCGGCATTGCCCAAACTCTATTTCGGTATCGACAGTGAGGAACAAAGATATTGGCTGTTATGCAAGCAGCTACACAAGCTCATCTGTTATATCGATTTCGTCGGGGACAAGGTCAACATCGACCATGACGAGATCGAGCAGCTGAAAGAGCAGTTCAAGAAGTTCATCGAAAGCGGTTTCGAGGACTACTATGAAGAGCAGATAGAGGCATGGATACGTGACCATATGCCGGATATCATCTCACAATATGTCAAACAGGTGTTCTTCGGACTGACT